GTAACTTCGTTATCCGGGTTATTATCTTTTGTTGACATTTTGCACCTTTAAAATTTCTGTGTTTACGCCTTTTCCTTTTGTTCTAATTATTCCTCCTGCAAGTACTGTTTTATTAAAAATCTCTGACAGCATCTCTTCGGAGTATAACCCTGTTAAGTCATACGCAAACTTTAATACCCATCCTGAACACTTGAACTTTTTAGAACCAAAGAAATCTAATTTATTATCCTTGGCATTGATTGGCATTCCTATCATTACAGGTTGGCCTCTTAATCCTAACATCTGTATAACACTTTCTAAATCTTTTCTGGACTTAGAACGAAAATTCTCAGATGGTCTAAGATTAAGTTTTGTATACAATGTAAAAAATTCTAAATTAGTATCTGGATTTTCCAAATCATAATCAGTTAGTGTAGTATTCAAAACTGTATTCATAACAGTATTTATCTATTTGTGTTTCGATGTTGCAGTCAAAAGAAAACCAGGACTAGCCTGGTTCTCCTAAATCTATTTTGATTTATATTAAGTTTGTAATACAAACCCTGTTTCTGTTACTGCAGATGCTGAACAATCTGCTGTATCGGCTCCAACACTTGCGCCTAAGGCTCTAATACCTGCCTGTAGGTTTGTTGCTGTCCAATCGCTGTTTGCTATTGCGATTGAGAAATTGGAAGCATTTGCGTGATGATTAAAAATCACTGCTGTTCCTCTTTGCTCAATAACTTGTCTAACTTCTTCTAAAGAGTTAGCATCAGCACCATTATAACCAGTAACCAATGTATCACCGTTTTCAACTAAAAAGAATGATAAAACACCGTCTAAACTTTGAAAGTCTGTAGTGCTACCACCTGCTCTTACTTGTGCCATTTTATTTCTCCTAATTCTACGAGCATTTAAATGCTCTATATACTTATTTATCTACAGCCACAAAAAAGGGAGACATAAGCCTCCCTTTAAATTGTATAAAAACTAGTTCTTATAGGTCGAAAGCCGCTACTGTTACTGCTGACATTGTGATGCCATCTGTATCAGTAATTGCTTGTACAACGTCTTCTAAGTGAGCCGCTAAAGTTTCACTGTTTGATCCGTCGTATGTATCTGTTCCGTGCTCGCCTTCAAAAAGAATTTTCATTCCTTGTCCAGTACCACCCGTTGCATCTACGGCGCCTATAGCCACTGGTGTTAGACCTTCATTCATAATTGCTTTAATTATAACGTCAACCCCACCGTCAGCGGCAAGTTTTGCTGAGCAGTCAACTCCGAAGTCTAACTGAATACCTGCTAAAGGTGATCCGTTGTAATGACCTGGCTTAACTACACTACCTGTTGCTTTTGATTGTGCCATTTTATTTCTCCAATAAATGTTTGTTACAAGTATTTATACTTTCTAAGGATTTTTTCGGGGGTTATTTGTAAATTATTATTTTTGGTACTGAGGTCTATATTTCGCAGAGTTTTTGGAGTAGTTTTGAATTCCTTTGGAAATTCCGCTTACTCCTGGTATTTTAGTTACATCAGACATAGCCGCCTTTGCTAAGTCTTTGCCTGCAGACGCGGCACCAAATGCCGAACCTGATTGAATTGCAGAGCCAACTCCTTGCAATGCTTTAATTGTATCTACATCTCCTAATACATCACCTAATGTTTTGTCTCTGTAGTATTTAGGATCCATTAATCTTCTACCATCAGAACCATATCTCTGTCCTGGATTATCTGTACCACTATTTCCTGTGATATTTTGTAATCTTCTGTCTGTATCAGCCTGAGCCTGCTTGGTAATGTTTTTAAGGTCTTGTCTTAACTTACTCCACGTTTCATCTTGGTTAAGTTGACGTACAACGTCTGAGCCTCTTTGGCTCTTTGTGTCTAACTCTATACCTTGTTGTCTCAATAACATACCTGTTCTTTCCTGAGCAAGACCTACCACTGTGGCTTCATCTGCATCTGGATCTTGTGTTCTTACTATTTGATATTGCTGAGTGAACAGTTTTTGATATTCAGGATATCGGTTGAATAACTGAAAAATATCCCTAATTGCTTCTGCTTCTTTTAAAATCTGCTCTATTAACATAACTATATTTATCTATTTTTTATTTCTACCCAATGCCCAGTATGTACCTATTGCCGCTAAACTACCTGCAGTTTTGGGTTTTATCTTTCCTTTTGTTGCTTTTGGTAAAACTTTTGCCGCGGCATAACCTGCCACACCTGCGGCGGCTAACTTCTTAAACGTGCTTCTTTTTTCTGGATTGGTAAGTTCTGTTTCATCTGCTGTGGGCAAAATAAACTTCTTCTGCTTGGCTAAAGTCATTAATGGAGTATAAATTTCTCCTCCTATTCCTCTTGCCCTAACGGCTTGTAGTAATCTAGTAACTGCTAATTGCTTTTGTCTATATTTTACTTTGCCAAAGTCTTGTACAATTCTGCGTACTGCTTTATACGAACTGTCTACTATTAATTGATTCTCTAATCTCACAAAGTAAGTTCTAGCATAATCATCTAATCCCATAGCACCTCTAGATAGTTTTCTCATAAAGTCCATAAACATTCTATCATTAAAAAGTATTCTATCCTTCATATTTGAAGAATCTTTTATAGAGTTTTTTGAATGTTTTAAGGCGTGTACTAGCATATACAAGTCATTGTTATTACTTCTAGCCTGTCTAAAGTTGTTAAACTTTATAGTGTCTTTGGCATATTGCCTAGCAAAGTTCTTGTATGAATCTGTTTGACTCATCATATATAATGTAATTGTGTACAAATAAATCAAGTCTTTAATATCTTTGAAGTCAAAACTTTTGAAGTTCCGTGTACGTCTGTACAGTCTACTTTCATTAAGTTCATCTATAAATTTATACTGGCTTGATTCTTTACTGGTCATAACAGTATTTATCAGATATCAAATTTAATTTCTGGTACTAATATTGTTTGCTCTTGACGATACTTATTGAGTTGCACATTGAATGCAAGGGTTAATCTATCTTTGTTATCAGGAACTGGTGGTACCCAGTGCCATAAATCAGATTCAAATATAACTAAGTCTCCATCTTTGACTGCTGGAGAATATACATTATGTTGGAATGCTTTGTTAGGTGTAACTAGATTACGTTCTGTTAAAAATACTGTATTGATATCTTTACAGTTTCTCACATATATTATACCCGATATCCAACTGCCTTGATGGTTGTGAGGTACATTATAACCACCCTCATCCATTACATTTAACCACATTGTATCGATACGATATGCTGGTTTTTGTGGTGTATAGAACTCACACACTTTGTCTATATAGGCATATAGTTTATCTTGAATGTGCTTGGGCCACTTGTCAGGCATACCAATAGTCTTTTGTTGACCATTTTGTAAAGACACTTTTCTTTGTTTTTCATTTAGATTCCAATCAGCAGTATCTTCGAACCAATCTAAATCTTCTTGAGTAAAGGCATTTTCTTCGAGGAAAAACCATTTAGGAAATACTGGAGTTGCTTTCATAATATTATTTAAGTGAAATTACTTTTGGAAGTTGAGATTACTGAAGTCTAATCTGTCTACCAGTTTGATTGCATTGCCTATTTTATCAACAGCAACAAACCCTTCTTCGCCTACTACTTCGAAACTGCCATCTTCTGTTCTAGTAAAAGTATCCATTACTCTTAATCTAGTTAGTTTGTTTCTTAATAGTTCTTTTGCTTTGATAAGTTGTAAGTACAATTGATATGTGGTCATAATATCCTGGATATTATCTCTTAAAAATCTCACGCCTTCAACTTCTTTTTGAATCCATTTTTCTTTTGTAGCAGGATTTGAAACACTATCCTCTGCGTCTTTCATTTTCTTTGTAAATCTTTGTATAAAAGTTTTAGCCATTTGTTGCGGATCCTGTGTGAACCCTGTTCCTGCTATAACACCTGCATTGATGGCTGACATCATTTCTTGCTTCAATTTAAATCTACTGAATCCACCTTCTGACATTTCTAAGAAGTCAAACACTTTTTTATCTATGCTGTTAAACAAGTTTTCTGATTGAGCAATAGTAAGTTCTAAATCTTTTGATTCTTTTGCCGTTAAGTTTACCATACCACTAACATCTTTTATAGTGGCATCTCTAAACCATACATTAGGTGTTTTTGTTAAACTGTCTGCATTAAAACCAAATTTGGCATCCATATCTTCTAATGTAGCACCTTTATATTCTGTGTGAAATACTATGCCTATTTTTGCACTCAGTATTTCATTTGCTAAATCACTTTGTTTGGGTACAGCATATATCAATGTGTTTGGTTTAAAAATAATAAAGTCTTCACCTTTGATGTTTGCTTCTGATATATCTTTGTCAGTAAAAATTAAATCACCTTGTAACACACCTTGTATGTTTAAGTCTTGTAGATGTGTAAAAGCATATCTAAGTTTTTCTCTTAACCCTTCTTTGCTGATGTTTTCGCCTTTTTGTGTTACGTCTGCGTGATACTCTTCTATGTCTGCTAAACTCTTATTCAGTTTAGGATTTTTGTTAAACACACCTTTAGTACCAACAAAAAACTTACCGTCAGCAGGATCCGTGCCTACAAAGACTGCAGGACTACCATCCCATTTGGTTGTGATATTCATTCCTGATTCGGAACTTCCTTTGAGCATATTGTACAAAGAATTTAGATAGTTGATACTGTCTTTTGCTCCTTGGTATCCTTCTTTGTAAATTAAATCTTCTAAGTGAGTTAAATGTGTATTCTTGCCTTCTAGTAAAAGATGTTCGAATACAAGTGTTCTAACCACTTTCTTTTTTATTTCTGTGAGTCTCATTATTTGTCGAAGTAATCAGGTTTAGTTTTACCTGGATCGTATGGCTTACCTTCTTTGTTTCTCCACTTATCAATAAAATCGCCTCCGCCTTTCCACATTCTTTTGAGAACAGTACCTACATTCATAGCACCTTTAAATATTCCCTGTTCGTGGTCTATTATTTCTAAACCATATAATCTTTCTATTGCTCTAGCATAAAGTAAATCGTTTTGTGAAGGATACCATAGTTCATCTTTTTTGTCTTGCACATACAACACACCGTCTTGTGATACTACTGCAAAGAATCTCTGTTTAACACTTTTATCACTGTTAGGACTTTGGCCTGGTTCTTTTTCACTGAGTCCTACTTTGGTTGGGGTAGGGTATTTTCCGCCATACATTTTCTCCCAATTTTTCTTGGTTTCGTCTGTGAAGTTGCCCCATCCTAAACCATCACCTCTTGCTACCTTTGAAGGTGCTCCTCTTTCTCCACTCTCAGGATCTGCTGGTCTAGGAACAACTGTGTCATCATTTGCTAATTCTGGATTTACAATTTGCACCGTTTGTGGATTAAGTTCAGGTATGTCTTCTAAATCTGTTCTAATAGGTTGATTTTCTTTTAGAGCCTTTCTAAATATACTTTCGTTGGATACTTTATCTCTAAACTTAAAATCATCTGGATATCCTGTTTGAATAGGAACTACATCTGCCTTTTTCTTTTTAGGTTCCTCCTCAGGATCGTCAAAAGGCAATTCTTGTTGCATTTTGTTATAGGCTTTAGACAACTGTTTATCTTGCTTTTGATATTTGATTATGGGGTTGGTTCCTATAACATCAGCATCATCTGGTACTTGAACTTGTTTTGCAGGTTCTATTGTTACAAATTTCAATTCAGAATCTAAGTCTGATGATGTACTGCCAAAGTCAGGCATATATAAATCATTTGTAAAATAACCTAATCCTGCTAATCTATTTTTGATTGCTATTACCATATTTAAAGATTGTGGTATTCGTTTTATGTCTTCGACTTTATAATCTTCTTCTGGTTTATAATTTCGCAATGCCCATTTTCTTTGATCCATAAAACTTGGATCATCGCTTGAGAACTGGTCATAATAAGGTTTATAAAATTTATGTAATTTTTTATAGTAATTAATTATGCTGTTTTTATAATCAGCACTTAACCGTTCAGTGTCTGGTAGTTTATCCTGACCAGGCACTAATTTATTTGCTTGACCTTTTTTGACTTTGTCGGCGCCTGTGTATATAACGCCTTCTATATTTTCATCGTCTATAATTTTAACATCTTTGTCTCTAAAAGAGTCTACAAAACCATATACAGTATGTGCTTGGTCTTTGAAATAACTAGCCAGTACACCTTTATTTTTCTCTGCACCTAACTTTTTATAGTTTTGCTGTAATGTCGATACACCAACATCTTTGACAGATCCTATACCACTGAATGCATCAAACTTGCCTGGTGTTTTAAAAAGTATAATTGTTTTGTCTAAATCTTTAACGTCAGTAGAATTAAGTTTTTTATTTTTGATTTGTTTGTTTTTTAATGCCTGAGGATTATTTTCTGAATTTTTTGGATTTATTCTTTTAGGAGAGCCATCCGGATTGTGTGTTCTACCATATTTGTAATCCCACTCTGATTGGGTTAAATAATCTGTAGGTGATTTTGAAAAAGCAACTGGTCTATCACCAAATGTATCTTTTGCTCTTTTGTTTGCGGCTTTTCTTTCTTGTCCGTCTGCACCGAAATATCTAGGATCTGCTTGTGGGTCAATGTTTTTAAGATTTTTAGGATCCACTATACCAAATTTAATTAATTCTTGTTTAGTCATTGTGGGTTCGTTAGATTCTGGATGAGGCATACCTAATTTCCAACTTGGGAAGTTTTTTTGTAATTTAGCAATAGTGTCAGATTCTACATCAAATCCACCAGCCTCTTTAATATGCTTCTCTTCTAGAGTTGTTATTAACTCATTTATCTTCATTTTTAGACTCTTTGATCCTTTGGAAACCTCTAGCAAGTTTGATAGGGTTTCTACCTTTTATGCTGTTGATTAACCTTCTCTCCAAGTCTAATGCATCTTTTTCGTCAAAGTGTTCGTGTAGTTGAGCAATTAAATTAATTGCACTACTAACTATATGGTCGCCTCTGTTCTTGAGGACTTGATCCTTGTCCTTTTCTGCTACAATGCTGTTTAATTCTTGAAGTAAAGTTTTTTTCATTATCGTTTCCCTAATAGCAATATTTATCTTCTTTTAACTTTTCTTTTTAAGAAAATCTTTTAGCATTGACCCTTGAGCAATGATATCTCCTGACTCTTCTGTGTGATCCGGACTAATTTCATCTTTTATACTGCTTGAACGTTTCAAAGAGTTAATTAAACTACCTGCAACCATTGTATCAGTATCTTCATCTCCTTCATCTAAATCTTCTATTCTCAATGTCTCTGGAACAAATTTTAAGTCTATCTTAGTTCCAACACCACTACTTGAACGTGTTTTCATAAACTGTAATTGATATCTGCCACGTTCTCTCATAGCATTACTAGTAAAGATACCAATAACATTATCTGCTGTTTGTATTTTACTAATACCACCTGCAATATGATGGTGGTCAAATTCTATTTCTTCTACCGCACCTCTGTTTAACTGCGATGCTGTTACCATTAGCACGTTCCATTCAACTGCTAAATTACGCAATTCTTCAGATACATATTTGTCTTTGATAAACAAGTCTCCTGGATTCACTTTGTTGCTAACAGGCATCATAAGATCCAAGTAATCAATAATAACAGCATCAACTTGCACACCACTTTGAATCTCATACTCTCTTAGAAATGCTTGAATGTCGTTTGATGTAACACCATTGGTCAACTGCTTGACTCTAAGTTTGCCTGCGCCTTTGCCTTTTGTTCTTACTTTTAAATCAACATCGTCGATGTTTTTCATAACTTCACTAGTGCCGTATCCACTAATCATACTGTCAAGTCTCATACTACATAATTGCTCACTCAACTCTAAACTAATTAAAACTGTGTTTAATCCACTTTGACTCCAGTTGAGTGCTAAGTTTTGCAAGAATAAACTTTTACCTGCTCCAGAACCACCTGCAAAGAATGTAAGTTCACCTCTGTTCAATCCACCATACAGTTTTCTATCCATTGCTTGCCAGCCTGTACTAATTGCACCTGCTTGGTTCTTGATCCATTCTAAACGTTCTTTGGGATTGTCATAGTAATCTAACCCTAAGTCTTTTACTAATCCTATTTGACTTGCTTCTTTAATCTTTACTTCAACTGTGCCATAATCTTTGCTTTCTAATAAATCAGTACTGTCAAGTATTGCTTTTTCTAATGCCTTATGTCTGCAGAATGTTTCAAACTCATCCATAAACCATTCCACGTGTCTTGCGTTGAACTCTTCCACTTTCTCTAGTTTTATATCTGCAGATGCTTCTATTTGCTCAATAGTAGGCATACTGTTATATTCTTGAACGTGTTCTTTGATAAAACTAACAGCATTTCTAAACTGCCTATCAAACATATAAGGTTGTACAATACTGTTTACCCTTGCAATAATATCGTTATCCGATACCATAAAACGTAAAAACAGTTCTTGCATATCTTCGTTGTAATTCATCATAACATTTTACTCTGTACTTCTATTTTAATTTTATTAGATATACTATGTTTAATTATACTATCTAATGTCAAAAGTTTGCCATATTTGAGTACGGCATCGCCTACGTCTTTGCAGTCATTGTGCCAAGGTGGAAAACTTACTTCCCATCCTACATCAGCAACTGCTCTAATCAGTTCTTTACCTGGAGCATCTCTGTCCGGACAAAGAATTACTCTTTTCTTCAAAGAGTTTATTTGATTTATCTGTTGTTCGTTTATAGTATTCCCCAAACAACTTATACCATTTATCAACATTGCATCAAATACACCTTCCATCAATATAATAGTTTTTGTATCTGCGAACACGTGATTGTCTAAACCAAACACATAACCAGGTTGACTGTTCATCAAATACTTTGGTGTTTCTTTGTTAGGTGGATTTATATGCCTAGCAGTATAGCCAACTAATTCTTGATTATACACAAACGGCACAATTACTCTGTTCTTAAACTGCAATTGATTGCTGTAGTATAACTTATGCTTGTCTATTTGCCTGTTTACTGCATACTCATAAACTGCTGTGGCATCAGGTGGACTTGTTTCATCTAGTTCCATCCAATGCTCTGGCATCTCTACCTTCTTAAACTTTTCAAACTTTATTTCAAAACTATCTTCTATGTCATCGAATATGTCTTTGTGCCTCATCAGATTAAACACAACTTCTTTAACAGTTTTATCTGTTGTACCTAATCTATTAGATAATTCTCTAAACTTTTTACCTATTCTTGGTGTTGGTGCCCAACCTGTAGTGTACCCACAGTTAAAACAGTTGTAACTTATCTTAGCACCACTAGTGATTACACCTGCTCTGCCTCTAGTGTCATTGCACATAGGACAATCGAACGTACTCCAACCACTAGGTGTACGTTTAGTTTTAGCCGGCATATAATCCAATACTAGTTTGTGTACCGATGTAACTAATTCAGATAATTCCATACTGTAATTATACTAGAAGTAAAAGAGAATGTCAAGTACTAGTTTCTAAGTAAAACTTGTTCTACTGTACCTGCGTTGGTGCTGTTTGGACTATATTGAAATCTTATACTGTTATAGTTACCTGTAAAGTTGTACGGCAAGGGGCCTGTCGCACTCGTAAGAGGTATTCTAAAAATTTGTGTACCCAAAGGATCAATACCAAACCATTTAGCATCATCTGAAGATGCTACTAAGTCATTGTTACCTTGAACATAAATGTTGCCTGAGAAGTTAGTGCAATAAACAGCAAGTGTGTGCCTAGCACCTCTAAAGTTCTTACGTGAGTTGCCATCTAATGAACTGCTCTGGAAAGTGTTTGCAGTATCTCCGTCATTTATATTAGTTACTTGCAACCAAGTATTGGCAGTTTGGGTAGCCGCTGGTACTTTAAGAGCATCGTCTCTAACTATAACAGTTATACCTAACTTGTTGTTCTTGTCTGCATATATTGGTGTTTTAGAACCATTTGAATCCAACTGTGATATAATAAGTTTGTAATTACCAACTGCTAAATCATTTAAATCATCTTCTGTTAAAGTTAGTTTTGCACTACCTTTATCAAGTTCTGCTATTAAGAATTTTGTTAAAACACGTTCTGCATTTTCAAAACTAATTAGTTCAGCCTGAAATTCGCTGTTTTTAACATTCTGCAACTTTCTATCTTTGTTTCTAACATCAAAGAAGTAATCGTTATCCATTCCTTGGTATGCTATAATTTCTGTTCTATTCATAGATGAGTTTTCCAAATAGGAGAAACTGTCTCCTATAACTATATTTATCGCAGAGTTGTTATATTTGTATAAAGTATAATTTGACATATTCTATTCCTGTACTACTATTTATTTAAAAAGCATAAATAAAAACAATGCCTGATAGCAAACAAACATTTAATCAACAAGAGATTGAAGAAAACTATCCTTTTCTTACCTGTGTCAACTATGGTGGGAAAGACTACCTTGGTATAGTTACCAATCGAGATAAAACTTTTTTAAGTATGTTCGATATGGATTTGATATCTAATCCTGCAAACACAAAAAGATTTGTAGAACTAGGTGAGAACTGGTGGTGGGAAAGTAATAGGCAAATACCAATAGATGTATTTTTATTCCAAGAACTTATTCCGTTTAGATATGCCATACGAACTTTTGAAAACAAACACATAGAAGTAAAGTTTGGACCTGTAACAGAAATTAATAATTTGGTTAAGAAACGTATTAAAAGACGTACAATAACTTTAGTAAAGAACGTTCCGTCTAAAGACTCTCAATAATTTTATTCAACTGCACCACAATACTCACAGCATAACTCAATGCGTGGCTTCTCTTAAAGAAGTAATCCTCTGTCTTTTCCCATACTTCTTTTTCAATTACTTCCCAAGTATGACCTACTAGATGCCTTTTGCCAGGTCTAATCATTGCAAGTATCATTGCCAACTGCTCTATACTCTTGGGAGGATGTTGTTCTATAATAGCAAAATGATTACTGATGTGTGCTAGTTGCTCAACTATTTCCTTGTGTTCAAACAAACTCCAGTTGACTTCTGTCTCTAATAGTTTATCTAAGTGAGTCTCATTCTCGATACCGTTGTATATTCCGTTGTTTAGTAAATCTATTTTAAAATAACCTCGTTCTTCTGCTTCATCATAAGGTATGGTTGAAATGTTTTGTATTGGATACTTTGGTATGTTTTGTAAATACACACCTGAGTTGTGTTTAGTTAAGTCGCCATCTTTTTCTTGACTGGCATTTATATACCTAGGCAACTTATCCAGCAACAAATCTCTATTTGCTAAATCAATATCTACATCAAAATCTAGTTTCATATGTTTGCCTGTTCGCCTATTTCTTGTACTGTTTGCACTTCTTCTGGATTCTTTCTAAATAAGTCTCTCCAAAATACAGGATCTGCTATATCTTTTATCATATCAATTTGTTCTTTATTAAACTTAGTCCAAAGTCCTTGTCCACTCTCAGTTAAAAACATTAACCAAGGAGATATCTTTCCTGCTTTAATATGAAATACTGCAAGTGGAGTAGTTACTTGCTTGAAGTAATTTTGTAAATCTGTATTATG